GTCGCCGGATTGCTCGATGCTTTGTTCGAGGCGGATTTCAGCGACGAGCAGATCATGGCCGTTCGCCAGGGCGGTTTTTTGTCGGGCACGATCAAGGGATTAGAGCGCCGCTTGATCAACGGCACGGTGGAGCACGGCGACCAGGCGCTGATGCGCTTCGCGCTGGCGAACGCCAAGGTGGAGGCGCGGGGGGACAATATATTGATCCAGAAGGCCCGCGCCGGCGTGGCAAAGATCGACCCCCTGATCGCCAGTCTGATCGGGCTGAGCGTCATGGATCGCAACCCGGAGGCGCCCGGCGGGAAGGCGACGCCGTGGGATCTGGATGACGGCTACAGGATGAGCGCGTGATGTTCGGACTTCGCCGCCGCGCCGAAAACCGGGCGATTCAATCCATCACGGACACCGATTTTGCGCGCGCAACGGGCAAAATGGCGCAGGTGATGTGGCTTTCGGCGGCGCATATCGACGTGTCTGTGAAGGCGGCGCTCGGTGTGCCGGCGGTATGGGCCGCTGTCAATTTCATTTCGGGCACGATCGCGGGCTTGCCGGTCAGGGTTTACCGGCGCACCCGGGACGGGGGCAGAGAACCGGTCAGCGATCCGCTTTCGCGTCTGTTGCAGAGCGCGGCGACCGACGAGATGTCGATGTTCGATTGGAAGAAATACATCGTCGAGCAGATTTTGACCGGTGGTCGCGGCGTTTCGTTCATTGAGCGGGCGCCCTCGGGGCGGGTGATCAATCTGTGGCCGCTGGACCCTGAACGGATCACGATCCGGCGATCGGAGGCGGGGCGCAAGACCTACTTCTACGATCCGCCGGGCGGTCGTCGGCGCGTGACATATCAATCCGACGAGATCATCGATCTGCCCTTCATGCTGGATCGCGATCAGTTGACGGCTTTTTCGCCGATCCACCGCAATCGCGATGTGATCGCGCTGGCCATCGCGGCGACGCAATACGCGAGCAAGTATTTCCAAAACGGGGGCGTGCCGCCTTTTGCGATCACCGGCAACTTTCAAAGCGGCAGCGCCATGCGCCGGGCCGCGGAGGATCTGGAACGCGCCGTCCAGACCGCGGCGCGCGAGGATCGCCAGGCGCTGGTGCTGCCGGCGGGGCTGGATATCAAGGATATCGGGGCTGCGCCCGACAAGGGGCAGCTTTTGGAGCTCAAACAATTCATGATCGAGGAAGTCGCGCGCATCTATTCGCTGCCGCCGGTATTTCTGCAAGACCTGACGCACGCGAAATACGCCAACACCGAGCAGCAGGATCTGCATTTCGTCAAACACACCGTCAAGCGTTGGGTCGAGCAGATCGAGCAGGAGATGACGCTCAAACTGTTCGGCCGTGTGTCGCAGAAATACGTCGAATTCGATTTGAGCTCACTTTTGCGCGGCGATTTCAAGACCCGGATGGAAGGCCATGCCCAGGCAATCCAGAACGGCATCGAGACGCCGAACGAGGCGCGGATGGTCGAGGGGCGGTCGCCGTTGCCGGGGGGTGATCGTCTGATGATTCAAGGCGCCACGGTGCCGCTTGAAGGGCAGGAAAACACGCAGCCGCCGCCGGCCGGCGGTGATGGAGGTGAAGAGCCATGACATTTGAAGCGCGGGGGCGGCATGTTCGTCTGCCGATCGAATTGCGTGAAGCCGAGGGCGGCGGGCTTCGGGTGGAAGGCTATGCGGCGGTCTTCAACGAATGGACGGATATCGGCGGTTATTTCCGTGAGCGCATCGCGCCGGGTGCCTTTCGCGATTCAATCGGTCGCGACGATGTGGTGTTCTTGTTCAACCATGACAGCGATACGGTCATGGCGCGGACGCGCTCGGGCACTTTGAGCCTGACGGAAGACGGGCGCGGGTTGAAGATGTCGGCGTATCTGGACGAAAGCGACCCGGACGTGGCCCGCATCGCGCCCAAGATGCGGCGCGGCGATCTGGACAAGATGTCATTCGCGTTCATCCCGGAGCGGCAAGAGTGGGACGAATCGGGAGAGGTGCCCCAGCGCACGATCCTCCGGGCGAGCCTGCACGATGTGTCAGTGGTAACGCAGCCCGCCTATGACGGCACCGAGATCGGCCTGCGGTCTCTGGCCGAGGCGCGCAAGGCGCATCGCGCGCATAATTTTGCGCGGGTTCGTATGCGCAAGGCGTTGATGGCGGATCGTCTGCCTAAAGCCGGAGCGTGATTGCTTTCCTCGCCGGAGCGAGAGAACGGTTCGGGCGCGATCCCGGCCTATACACAGACCGGCCCGCGTCAAGGCGCGGTTCGGTTTTCCCGAAATGGTCAAATGAAAGGAGGCTGACATGCCTGTGACCATCAAGGAGCTGCAAGAGCAGCGTGCGCGGATCGTCGCCAACGCCCGCGCCAAATTCGACGAGATCAAGGACGACACGCCCGACGAGCGGGCCGCAGATATCGAGCGGGAATTCGATGCGATGATGGCCGATGCCGACAGCATCGAGGGCAAAATCCAACGCATGTCGCGCCTGGAAGCGGTGGAGCGCGCGCTGGACAGCGCCCCTGATCCGCGTCGGCCCGTGGGCGAGAGCGGTGAGGTTCGGGGGGCCGAGCGCCAGGAGGGTCCGACCTATCGCGAGGCCTTCCATGATTACCTCCGGCACGCCGGCGACATGTCGATGATGTCGGGTGAGGCTCGGGCCGTTTTGCAGGGCGGCGCGCGTGAGCTGCCGGAGACGCGGGCGCAGACGGTGACGGCCGCCGAGGGCGGATACATGGTTCCGCAGGAGCTGGCCAACATCCTGGTCAAGACGATGGCCGCGTGGGGTCCGATGTATGATCCGGGCGTCACGACCGAGATCGTCACCACGGGCGGTTACACGATCACGATGCCGACGGTCGATGATACCGCTGTGACGCCGGTTGCACACACGGAGGGCGCGACGCTGACCGACGACGGCGGCAAGGATGTCACCTTCGGTCAGAAAACGCTTGGCGCCTTTGCCTACAACACCGAGTGGATCCGGGTGTCGAAAGAGCTGATGGACGATGCCGCCTTCAATGTCGAGGCGATCCTCGGCGATCTGTTGGGCGAGCGGTTGGGTCGCAAGGCCAATCTGGAATTGACCGTTGGGGATGGCACCGGCGATCCGAACGGCATCGTGACCGCCTCCAGCAAGGGGCTCGATGCGAGCGCGGCGGATGCGATCACGGCCAATGAGCTGATCGACCTGCTGCATTCGGTCGATCCGGCCTATCGCGCAAGCCCGCGTTTTGGCTGGCAGTTCAACGACGCGACCCTGGCGATGATTCGGAAGCTCAAGGACAGCGAAGGGCGCTACATCTTCCAGGAGGCCAACATCTCGGCCGGAATCCCGGCGACCCTGTTGGGGTATCGTTACTTCGTCAATCAGGCGATGCCCGCGGCGACGACGGGTTTGAAGCCGATCATCGTGGGCGATTTCGGGCGCTACTATGTGCGCAAGGTCGGCGCGCCGTTGATCGGGGCGATCCAGGACAAGGATTTCTGGCCCGGCTTCGGCATTGCGGGCTACATTCGCATCGATGGCGAATTGGCCGACGCGTCCGCCGTCAAGCACATTCTGATGGCATGAGCGGCGCGTGATGCCGAGAGTGTGCCCGCCCCGGTCGTCGGATGCGGCCGGGGCGGGCATCGAATGGGAGAGCTGAGATGGCGGCCATGATGAAGGTCCGGCTGTTGACCAGTCGGGTAACGGCGACGGCGGTGCAGGAGTCCGGCGCGGTCGTCAGTTTGCCGCGGTCCGAGGCTTTGGCGCGGATCGAGCGGGGTGAAGCGCAGCCATTGCGCCGCCGCAAGGCCGAGCTTGCGGTGCCGGTCGATCGCAGCGAAAGGGCAGCGCGGTGATCTTGGAGACGAATTTGGTCGCCCCGGTGCAGCCGGCCGTCACCTTGGCCGAGGCGAAGCGCCATTTACGGGTGCTGCACGATGACGACGACGATCACATCACCGAATTGTCCTGGGTCGCGACGCGGGCTGTCGAAGAGATGACCGGTCGCCAGTTGATCGAGCAGACATGGCGGCAGGATCAGCAGGCTGTTTTTGGACGCGACCTTGTGCGCTTGCAGCGTGTGCCGGTTTTGCGGCTGATCGGGCTGGTTTACAAAAACCCAGCCGAAAACATCGTCGTGATGTCGCCTTGGGATTGGCAAGAGATCGGCGCCGACGAAAAATGGTTCGTGCAACCGACCCCTGGATATTCATGGCCCAAGACGGCGCCGGTGATCAACGCGCTGCAAATCGCGTATGTCGCGGGCTATGGCCCCGAGCCCGAGGACGTGCCGGCGCCTCTGCGCCACGCCGTTTTGATGATGATCGCCCATTTCTATGGGCGTCGTGAGGCGGTGACGGAGGGTGAAGGCGAGGAATCCGGCGCCTTGTCGGTCGCCGCGACCTATAAGGTCCGGCTGCACAGTTCGGCCCAGGCGCGCGCGTTGACGGGCCAGGATCGAATGGTCGATGCCGAAACGGCGCAGGTTTTCAACATTCGTGAGATCGATGCGGTCAGCGACAGGGCGCATGTCTGGCTTGTGGTGCAGGGGGGCGTCGCGGTCTGATGGCCACGCCAAGCCAGGAGTGCCGCAACAGTTCGATTGCATGGCTGTTCGTGAAGAGGTGGTGCAGATCGATGTCTGGTCGCGGCAGAACGGCGAGCTGTATGAGGCAAAGGCGATCGTCGATGTTTTGGAGGAACTTATCAACGGTGCGAACCTGACGCTCACGAGCCACGCCGCCCATGCGGTCGAAGTGACGCTGGTGCGGGTTTTCCGGGATGCGGATGAGCTGACCGCGCATGGCGTGGTGCAAGTGCAGGCGATGGTGCAGCGGCTATGAGCGAAGATCCCTCGATTGCCAAATTCGAGCGTCGGATGGCGGCGATTCCCAAGGCGGCGCGCGAAGCGGTGCGTATCGCGATGCAGGACCAGGCCGACAAGATCGTGGAGGATATGTTCAACACCGCGCCGCAGGGCCGCACCTTGCAGCTTGCGGGCTCGATTGGCTGGACCTGGGGCGATGCCCCTCGGGGCAGCATGGTGATCGGCACGGTCGGCGGCAGGCAATACGGGGGCCTGCGCATCACGATTTTCGCCGGCGGCGACGAAGCGTTCTATGCGCGGTTTCAGGAGTTCGGCACGGCCAACATGGCGGCCAATCCGTTTTTCTATCCGGTCTGGCGCGCGCGCCGGCGTCGAACGCGCGGGGCGATCACGCGGGCGATACGCAAGGCCATACGCACGGGGTCGGCGCGCTAGTCGCCGCAGGCTTCCTGATAGCGGGCAGTGGCGGCGGCGAGTTCGGTCACGCTGGATTGCGCAGCGGTGGCCAGCGGCATCAAGCCTTCGGATATGAAGCGGGTGACGCCAGGGCCGCTCACCTCGCCGCCGTTCGCGCCGGATCGATCGTCAGTGTGCCGCGGGCGACGGCCGCGGCCATGATCGAGGCGGGGGCCGCAGAGGCCTTTGCCGGAAACACCCTTCATGACGCCGAAAAGGAATTGACCGATGGCTGATCCGACCTTGACCTATAAACTGCTGATCCTTTTGGGAGACGGTGAGCCGTCCGAGACGTTCGGCTGGCCTTGCGGGGCCAATGCGCGCAGCGTGACATTCACCAACAACACCGGCGAGACGGTGACGCTCGATTGCACGGACCCGGCCGGTCAGCCGGCGGCGTTGCGCCGCTGGGTCGAAAGCCAGGACACGCAACTTTCGATCGAGGGCGTCCTTGCGACCGAGAGCATCGGCACGGGGCGCGCCTGGGCCGATGACGGCGCCGTGAAAAACGTGCGCATCCAGATCGACGAAAGTGCCGCCAACGGCGGCGGGCATTGGGATGTGCCGATGGTTTTGAGCAATCTGGAATTCGGCGCTCAGGGCAAGGGGGCCGCGACGCTTTCGGCGACCATGCAGGCGGC